GTAAGTAGGTTGCCACTGCTACCAGGAGCAACAAAAGTTGGGGTACTGGTTCCGTTCCCAAGGATCACATTATTTGCTGTTAATGTTCCTAAACCAGTACCACCATTTGCAACAGTTAAAGTTCCAGTATGATCAGATCGAGCTAAAGATGAAACCAAAACATTAGCACTGCCTGCTGCATTTCCTAAAAAGATTTTACCATCGGCTGCATTTATTCCAAGTTCCCCACTAGCCAGAGTGGGGGTATTGGTTGCTGTGTAGGATCTCTTGGGCTTGATGATGTTTGCCATGGGCAGTCCTTAGAAGGTTGACCCATCAATGGTAGATGAACTAGAAAGATAGTCAGTGCCTGCACTTGCTGCAGTCAAACTGCTTCCAGACTTCTTGAAGATGGCCCCTTCTGCTGCTGCCGATAGATCCCCACCTGTGCCACCTTTAGACAGGGCAATTGCTGTAGCACTCCATGTGCCTGTGGTGATCGTTCCTAGGGTAGTAATAGAGGACTGACCCACATAAGAACTGTGAATGGCTAGCTGATTACTTCCATTAGTGGTGATGCTCGATCCATCCACATTCACATTGAGGGTGGTTCCTGAGAATGATAGATCAGTTCCAGCAGTGATAGCACCCGAGCTGCTGAACATGGTGAATGCTAGGGAGGTTGTTCCCAAGGTTATTGTGTTTGCTGTAGTTAAAACATAACCCCTGCCACCATTGGTTGTGCCCTCTTCCACAAAGGTGAATGCACCTGAGTTAAATTCACCACTGGTGTCTGCATCGGTTGAGCGTGTCCAAGCTCCAACAGCAACATCGTAGATGCCATTCTGCGCTCCTGCTGTTTGGTTCTTTACCAGGACTCGATCACCCGCAGATGCTACCACACCATCAATGGTTTGTGTGCCTGACAATGTGATGTTTGCAGTGGTCGCTACCCTGACAGATGATTTGACATCTAGACCAGATCGCGCTGCATCCACATAGGCTTTGGTAGCTGCATCCTGTGCGCTAGTGGGATCTGCAAGGTTAGTTATTTTATTAGAGTTAAGACTTATGTTGCTTGTAGGCACTGCAAATTCATCGAGCCTTTTTCCCAGAACATAAGTGCTGATGCCAGTTCCTGAGACTGTGCCAGTTAGAGTGACTGACCCTGTGAAAGTGTTAGTCCCTGAAAAAGTTTGTGTGCCTGTGAGAGAACCAGTTACACCAGGGCCAAAGGCAGCTACTACTGAGGTTGCCACACCACCACCTGCGTCACCATAACCATAGTAGCCAATCCAAGCAGTGGATCCACCCACTTCATTAATTGCAATTTCCCCATTGTAAAGGGATGCAGGGGAACCTGCTGCACCTGTTGTTCTTCTTTTTAATCTGATCGTGTTAGCCATGATTGCAGTTCCTTAAAAGTTTCCACCATCGAGATAATCTGAATTTACAAAGCTGTCAAAACTCTGGTTATATTTAATAAGTTGACCATCAGCTAAGTTCACCAACAGCACATCATTTAGGTCTCTAAATTCGGTGTAGTTATTCCCACCTTCACCAGCATCACCTTGATCGCCTTTTAAGCCTCTAGGCCCATGCAGGTAGATCTCTAGGGTAGGTCGTTTATCCTCTACCACCACAATGGGGGATGGGTCTAAAGTGATCCGGTTGGGTGCAGACTCTATTAAGAGTGAGGGCTGATTGATAACCTCAAGCTGGTCAGGATTCTGAATAAGAATTTGATCACTCATCGGGTTACCTCACCATTAACAGTGACCTGCCCTTGAATTAGTCGGGTGACAGTTGATCCGTTTACTATCTCTAGATCATAAACATAGACTGCGCCTGGTTCATAATCAGCAGTAGTAGCTGCAGAGAGTGTTAGGGTGATTTCACCAGTTGCCCCACCTAAGGTGATGCCATTGCCGTTGGTTAAATTCCAGATAACTACATTTGATTCTAAGGATGCGCGAGCTTTGGATCTGGCAGTGTAGTTGGTGAGGTTAACAGGGACACCTTCCGAGTCCTTATAAATAAGGGTTTGGGAAAAAGTGGCCCCTTGATCCAGTGTGAAATTAACTTCACTTGCCATTTCTTGATTTCCTCTGTTGCATCAACTTGGACTGAATCTGTCGGATAGTAACTCTGATCAAACTGGGTTCTATATCACAGGGTTTTTCGATGATTTCAATGATCAGGAATCCACCTGAAACCACCCAAAGTCCAGTAATTCCGTTATAATGCCAGTGATTATCCTTCCCTAAGGATACCCCAGCTCTAAGCGCATCTCCAAACAGTAGAGATTGAGTCCATGAAGGGTGCAGTTCAAAGTGAATAACCATGGAAATCCCCTTAAAGTGCTATGTACATCCACCCATGCAGGTTGGTGGTGGGGTTGCCATTGCCATCGATGTCTGCGGGTCTGACAATGGTGATGTAGAATGGTACACCTGCAGTCACAGCAAAAGATCCTGTCAGGTTATCTGATGAGGGCATCCCATAACTAGTCACATGGGTTCCATTGACATTCGATTCAAGGGTGTGGTTCGTGAAGGTAAAATTATAATTTAGAGTACCACTTACCTGAGGGGTTATTTCCCAGTTCACATAATCAGAACCATACTGACTCGAGCTTGTGGAATCTAGGATGGCTTCATCACCCAATTTTCCTGCACCTGTGAAACTGTTAGAAAAAGTACCATAAGAAGTATTCAGCCCAGCACCAATGAATAGATCTGGTGGTGTTGGTGTTGGGGTAGGAGTTGGTGTAGGAGTTGGTGTAGGTGTTGGCGTTGGGGTCGGTGTTGGTGTAGGTGTTGGTGTAGGAGTTGGTGTTGGTGTTGGGGTAGGAGTTGGTGTTGGAGTAGGTGTAGGGGTAGGTGTTGGGGTCGGTGTAGGGGTTGGGGTAGGAGTTGGTGTAGGGGTAGGAGTTGGTGTTGCCGTTTGCGTTGTCGGATCGGATCGCAACAGCGAGCCATTGGTATTGGTGTAAACATAGTAGGAGTTTGTTTTGTAAAATTCAGAGGTCGCTGGCGTTGGTTTTCTTGCGTCTGCGTAACTGCTGTAGAAGAGCGTTATTTCGTTACTCATTGCGCCTGCGCTTAGATACTTTTCATAGTAAATCTGGTTAGAGGAGTTCACTTTCCAATTATAGTCCGTGACCTCTAAGAACTTTTTACCACTAGCCACCGTAGGCAATAGCCCTGCTGGCATCGTCAATCTGCCTGGTATGTTGTAATAGTTTGCAACAGGCCCATAGTAGGTTCTGCTTGCTGCATCGTAAGTTAAGGTAACACTAATAGTGCCTAGTGCGATATCATCGCCAGATGGTATGTCTACAGTCGTTCGCCTAAATACTGCATCAATCAGATAACAGGTGATTGTGGTAGGTATGGTTTGGCCGTATTTAATATCGAAACTTAAAAGGTATGGTGCGCCACCTACTGGATATGGTGATGTCCATGTTGGCGGACTTAGTGCTGTGTTATAGCTTGTAAATTGTCTAGGTGATGTTTGGTAAAATTCAAATTCTGAGTAGGAAGGTAATGAAACTGGAGTTTCATAAGAATAATTTTCATTGCTGCGCCATACTCGATAAAAGTAATCTGAATAATAAGCCCAAGAGGAAGCGCAAGTATCAGCCCCAGACCCTAGTACATATTCTAAAATCTGCGCTTGGTAGGTGCCGCTGCCATCGGCCATTCTGAATTGGAAAGATCGCCTTAGATTGGTGCGTGAAACACCACTGCACATAATAGGGTCATCATATTCATAGTAAACAAAATAGCCTAACCCTGAATAGGTTGCTCCATTATAGGTGCTTACATAGGTAGAGGATGGATCGAAAAGTTTTAAAACTATTGTTTCAGCATCATCAGGATATAAAGCTGCAAGGCTTAATTCCACATGGTCAGGAAAAGTTTGCAAGTATTCTGTAGGTGGCGGACAGCAGTAGATATCTGCAACATCTGCTGCTGCCATCTCGATACATGCTATAGGTGTGTAAGGTTTTGTAATCCACTCGACATCAAAAGCTGTTTTGTATGCTGGTATTAATGCGTTGGTTTCTGCGGTAGCGTCTGCAAGCGTAGGGTAAAGTATCATGGATGTTAAATTGGATGTTGAACGAGCAGCAAAAAAAATTGTCCTGCCACCATTTACAGTTCCATGAGAAACATACACAATCCATGCTAGAAAATAATTAAAGTATGCAGATACTTCATACCATGTTCCAGAGCTTGCAACATAAAAACCATTTTGAAAAGGATTCGTTTGATTTTTAACTAAAACATAATCACCACTAACAGTTAAAACTCCATCGATTGTTTGCAATCCGCTTAAAGTAATGTTTCCGGTAGTAGCTAGTTTTGGATTAATCAAATTGGTGTAGTTGTCGGTTGAATAGTATTGCGGTGTTGCTGGAAAGTCTTTAAATCGTAACCAGTAAACTGTCTGGCTTTCTAGCAAAACAGGATCTAAAACAAGGTCATAGCTTATCGCTGTTGTGCCTACGGTGATCGTTCCGGTATTTTGTATTACTGCGTAATAGTCTGCGTTTACGGTGCCTGCTGTGATCTTAAAAAACGATCTTACCTGTAGTTCTGCTCCGGTGTCGCTGTCAAATGGCCTAGTCCATGAACCAGATGCAACGGTGTAAATTCCGTTTTGCGTTGCTGTGGTTTGGTTCTTTACTAGCACCCTATCGCCAGCAATCAAAGCGATGCCATCAATTGTTTGAAGTCCGCTTAAGCTGATGTTAGCGGTGGTAGCTGCTCGGCATGGTGTGCCAAGTGTTGGAGGCGTTACCATTACTTTATTAATGTAAGGGTTAAGGTAGTTGCTAAACTCATCGTAGGTGGCATAAGTTTTTCTTGAGAAGCCTGCTGATGAACCTCCTGCCAATGCTGTTCGATAACCAACAGCTAGAGGCAAA